GATAGACCTCAACTAATTATGGAGATTTTCAATGGCTACTGGTGATTTCGACACCTATTACTCGGACGAGCCATTCTCAGTTATGGACAAGAACCAACGCACTTGGTTGGATCCTGACCTGATTGATATGTGGCGGCTGAACTCAGTCTTTCGTCCTATCTTGACCTTCACCCGCAGCCTGCTTGATGTACGTGCAACCTCGATGACCGTCACTCAGTTGCTGGATCCCCATCCGGACACGACTGCCTTATCCGCACGTCAGATCTGGATGCCTTCTATGCATCTGGACTCTCGCAACATCGAGATTACCTTCCAGCACAACGGTAACAAAATTTCGTACCACAAGTACGATGACATGATTACCTATTGGCGGAAGAATCGTCAGGCTGGTTTGCGGAGGATCGTTCGTGGTGCTCTCGGTCAGGCCGAAGTTGACATGAACGACTTACTTGCCCGTAACGCTCTTATTGGTGGCGCACTCACGACTGGCTACACTATGTATGCCGGTTCGGGTGCAACCAATTTCAATACCCTTGGAACTGAGGATATCTACGATCCCGACCTGGGTGCTGATATCTGGCTTGGTATGGCTAATCGTGGTTTGGCAGAAGCCCTTGGGCCGAGTGGTGCCGAAGGTGCGATTGTCGCCTATACCTCTCCTGGTGTGATCTATGATATCCAGGGTGCCGAAGATTGGCAGACTATGCAGGAGTACCTGGGTGATCGTGCTCGTATGCGCTATGAAGTTGGTGCTTACAAGAACGTCCGATACGTTCAGACCCCGAAATGCACCCTCTGGAACTGCGGCGCAATTATCGCTCGTGCCCCTGTTTCGGCTGCTATCACTGCTGGTGATGGTGCTCCCGATCCTTCGACTCCGGTCAAGGTCGATGGCACTTATCTGACAGGCCAGGATTCAGCGGGTATTACCCACTACATCCAGCTTGGCAGCTTTACCAGTGGTTCCATTGGTTCACTTGCCGTAAACGACATCATAACCATTCATGCCACAACGACCAGTGCCTATGGTGTCACCAATGGTGTGAACTTCCAGGAAGGCAAGTTGACCAATCGCCGCATCGTCAGCATTGACGCTGGCAACGGACGCATCTGCCTGGATCAGCCTGTCCTGGTTGACTTCGCAACCGACCTCGGTGCTGGCACCTACGCCTATATCACCAAAGGCCGCAACATCCATGCAACCATCTTTGTCGGTGGGCCAATGGCAATTGTAGGAGGTGTGGCGCAACAGCCGCAATTCTATGAACTGGATCCGATTGACGACTTCAAGGCTATCTACCGCTTTACGTTTGACCAGTACATGGGTTATCAACCGTATCGCCCCGAAATCTTTGAGGTTGTGTTCTCCGCTGGTTCGACCCGTGTGAAGGGTTCCAGGGTGGTTCAGTAAAATGTCTATCCTCTACAGCGACTTGGTAGATAAGGTCTTGCGGATCCTAGACGATCCCAATGGTACCCTCTATGAGGATACCTTGATTTGGGATGGTATTTGTGGAGCGCATGACGCTATCATGCCTTGGGTTCCAAAGTTCGCTACGGCGACACTCACTGCGGGATCCGCTGGCAATCTACTAGCGTTGCCTGCCGACCTGTACACAATACAGGCGGTTCAGTATGTGGATGACAACAAGATCTACCCTAGGGCTACTCTAGCCCCACTCAGCGCACGTAATAGCTCGACCCTTGATGATCTGGACTGGCTTGAGTACCCGAAAGGGTATCTCAACCTGTCCTACACGTTAGACGAAGGAACGCTTCTAACGCTGTACTACTTTGCCTACTGGACTAAGCCTAGCAGTGAGAGTGTTCAGAACTTCTACATAGAAGTACCTCAAGCTGCCTGGGTTGGAATGATCTACTACGCTGGAGCACAATGCTTACTTGCTAAGAGTTCCAACGCAGCAACTATTCGCCAGTTCAATCTTAGGATTGATAGTGGTGTGCCTACGGACAACCCACTGAAGGATCAAAGCAGGATGTATATGGAACGTTTCTTTCAAGAAATGAAAATGATGCCGCCTTATGTGAAGGCAGGTCTATGAGCCAGATTACCCATCTTCTGGTTATGCGGATTTACGATAACTTGCTCTCCGAAATGAGAACCAAGATTGCGTCGTCCGATCCAACCAGAGCCGGAGATGTACAGGCATACAGGTTTCAAGAATCACCAATCGAACCCGTGAATTTCCTGTACATTTCCGGTGGCAATCCAAATGACCCGTTCTACAGGGATGGTCGTATTCACACAGAAGATATGGAGAATATGAAACTAAACCTGCCTACGGGCGAGATTGGTGGTGGGCATTACTGGTGGAGACGTGGCAGAGTATCTTTAGGATGTTACTACGTCAATAAGTCCTACACACAAACGGTGGCAGCATTACATGCCCATAACTTTTTGGGTCGAGCACACTATCACTTAGAGTCTACGAACGTTGCTGATCTAGTGGATGATTGGGGAGAACGGGCATATTACCTCATGGTAGTGGCCTCCAGCTTTTTTGAAGGTGGTGGCCCTCCCGCACAGTATATCTGGCGAGGCGAGTTGATATGGCAAGTTCTTACCCATTATCCTTTGTAAGGAGTCTCTCATGGCTGTAGTTGCTCAAGCTGGTATTCTCGGATTTGGCCCCCAAGCCGCAAAAGGCTCCGATGTCCCGACTGGTTCATGGTTCCGTCACAAAGCTACTCTAGCTGACTTGGCGATCATGGATGATCAGCGTTTAGGCCCTCCAGAAGTTGGTGGTCGGCCTCTGCCTACTATCCCGTATAAAGCGGGTGTTATGGTGGGTGGTGGCTTGACAATTCACCCTCGTTTGGAAGGTTCTATTGGCTATCTCCTGAAAGCTGCTGTTGGCTATTGCACCTCAACTTCAGGTTCTGGCAGTGTAAAAAACCACGCATTCACATTAGATCCAAGTAACCCTGGATATATCCCCTGGATGGGATTCCGTAAGTACATCCCTTCAGGTGGCGATCCTGGTGACTATGGTCTTGGCGAAACGTTCAAGGACTGCAAGGTTCTTTCGTTAGCCTTGACCTTGCCCAACGAAGGCTTGATCTCGGCACGTGTGGATGCACTAGGCCGCCTGTTCGCTCTGGAAGAGTCTCCCGCCTGGGGAACGACTTCTGGTTCGGCTGGTGGCTGGAATGCGGCTGGTGAGTTTGAGGATTATCCCTCAATTCCCATTGGTTCCACTCCTGGTGGCTACATCAACACTCCAGACTTTGGTACTCTGCCCGTAGTTCAGGCAGTTGTCACCATGCAGAACCGCAATCTGGACATCCGGCAAGAGAAGGTGTATGGATCTCCGTACCTGGAGGACATCACCATTATCACGAGGGCACTGAACGTACAACTAACGGTGAAATGGAAGAATCCTGGCCTGTACCGTCAGATTTTGACTGGCAGTATCTCTGGCACTGAATGGAGTTCTGTTCCGTTCACCACACCCATCACTTTCCGCTCAATCTCCCCTGGCAATATGTCAGGTGAGGCGCAGCCTTACGAATTACTCGTTGAGACTGGTGAGGCTATGCTGTCCTTGCAGGGTGGCATTACCTTAGCGGGTAACGATGCGGTTATCATGAACTTTGCTGGACAGGTCTTGGACACGACTGGTGAGTATGCGACGTTTACTCTACGGAATAAATTCGCAAACTACACGTGGCCTGTCTAACCAATAGAACAACGACGGAGGTCACTGAAAGGTGACCTCCAATGTTACCTTATGAGCAGAAAATTTGAATTTTGTTTGAAAGAGATAGCGGTTGAACAGGGTATTGTTATCCTACTCTTGTTCTACTTGCTTATTTTTGTAGTACCGAAAGTTGCATCCCTAATTGCAGAAGGAATAATGAAACTATGCCAGTAAAACTAACTACTCCTCTTGAGAAAGACTTCGTATTAGAACGCACAGATCTGTCTTATCCGTCGGATGGAGATCCCACTAAGGTCACTGTTCGTCAGGCCACACAAGCGCAGAACGAACGGCGTAGCCTTATCCACTCCGAGGTTACGCAGATCATCAATTCGCAGTCTGCGTTACGTGACGAACTTCAGTTACGTCAGCAATGGAGTATTGAAGAACTAAAGCGGATCGAAGTGTTCTTGACCCTGATTGGTTGTAATATCATTGACGAGAGTGGCAATGACCTGTTCAAGTTCAAGACCGAGAACGGCAAGAGTCAGCTTTCAATGTCGGAGAACGAGTTCAAGAAAGCTTGGGGTATGTTGCCTCCTGATATCGCACAGGAAATTCATGAGAAGGTGCTGGAGGTCAACAAAACCTGGGCTGGCCCTTTGGGGAACTAAAACTTTCCAAGGAGCTAGATGAACTTAGGGACGAGTTACAAGAGTACTTTGGAGCACTGAATGAGTTGCGCTTTGGACTGCAAGTACCAGTGCCGCCTAAACCAACGACACTGATTTTCTTTGAGCAAATGCAGGAGTTCAATACCCTGCCATGTGCTGGTGGACTTCTGGATCAACCTTATATTCTTGTAAGAGAACTGAAGATTGTAGCAGAGATAAAGATGGTATTTCAAGCCAGTTTAGCAGCCCAACAACCACAGCCTCAAGGAGGCTAGTATGTATCAAGCTTTCGGATTTCCAAAACCACAGGAAACGTCCTCTTTTAGAACCGCAGAAGAACTAAAAAAGCAACTAGAGGGTGAACTTGTTCATATGGGTTGGGCGGGACAGAGGGATCTTATTGAAGTAAATAAAGCCAAGATTTACGGTGCACAAGGCTGGCAGGAACTTCCTGATGAGTACGATGTTCGCATTCGCCATCAAGCAACTGGAGATCAGGCATGGTTCGGAAGAGTTAGGGGAGCACCAAATGAAACCATGATGATCAAGGCTGGTGAGGGCTGGAATATGATGCGGGGAGACTTACTTA